TGGTAAGCACCTGCCCGCTAGTGCCGTAGTTTGCTCCGCTCAGGCCAATCTCGCCATTTGCGCCAATGCGAATGCGCTCAGAGGAGTTAGACGAGATGGCTACGGTGTTTGCGGAGGGTAGATAAACCCCATTCGTAGGAACGGTGCTGCTGTGTGGGATCAGGCTTGCAGCCGCGAGACCACCAGATACAGCAACGTTGCCGGATGGATCAATCGTTAGACGAGCTGTACCACCAGTGACCAATGCAAGCTCATCAGCACCCGTGTGAGCGATACCTGTGTTCGTGTCACCGTCAAAGGCAATAACAGGAGACGCCACTGAGGTGCTGTCATCAGCCAACAACGGACCTGTCAGCGTTCCACCAGACAGTTTAAAATAACGGCTTTCAGGATCGCTTGGAAAATACTGGATCCATGTCCAAGTGTTACCCGTTGTGGTATATACAATACGAACAGAGAGACCGCTACTGCCAACGAATCCAACAGGAACACCAGACAGTGGCGTAAAGCTTTCAATACCTGTTGAGTCAGTGACCTCAACAGCATCATTATTTGCAGGCGATCCAGGAATTGCTGCAACATTAGCAACAATGTCATAAAGAATTGCATTAGCCACAGCAGAGGCTGCAGCATTAGCGGTACTCAACGCCGAGTTGGCAGTGCTCAATGCAGTCGATGCATTGCTCGATGCTGTATTAGCCGTAGCTACAGCTGCAGATGCGTTACTGGAAGCTGTGTTAGCTGTAGAAACAGCAGAGCTAGCTGTAGCCGAAGCCGCATTAGCTGTGTTAACAGCGTTAGTAGCGGCAGTAGAAGCAGCGTTAGCCGTGCTGGTAGCAGCGTTAGCTGTGCTCAGTGCAGTAGCAGCAGTTGAGGAAGCACTATTAGCCGTAGCCGTAGCGGCGTTAGCTGTGTTGACAGCAGATGTCGCGTTGCTACTGGCAGTATTAGCGGTAGATACAGCAGCGCTAGCGTTGGAACTAGCAGTATTAGCTGTAGCGACAGCAGCAGAAGCATTACTAGAAGCCGTGTTAGCAGTAGCTGTAGCAGCGTTAGCTGTACTAATAGCAGTGTTAGAGTTTGTCAGAGCAGAGTTAGCCGTACTGGTGGCTGATGCTGCATTATTAGACGACTCTTGCGTTACATAAAGACCTTGAATAAAGTTATCATTAAGGTCTTGTGCACGAATAGCTGAACCCGAATAGAAGGTAGAAGCTAGATCTGTATCATCAGTTTGACGATAAATAACGATAGCAGCACCATTAGCTGGTGCGTTACCAGCAGTAAATAGAACTTGACCACCAGTTTTAGTGGTATAGTTAAGACTTTGTAGGTTGTAATGAGTACCAGCTGTTTTAAGTACACCTGCAACAGTGACTTTAATATCAGTAGGTTCCAACCATTTGAAGGTAAAAGAAAATGGGCCTAAGTTAGACCCATCACCAGTGAATGTATTCTGTGTAATTGCCATTTAAGTTATCGGTACATTTGAGTTAGTTTCTCAATCTCTGCTTTACGACGATCAGCAGCTCGTGCAGCATCATCAATACGACCTTGCTTCATCAGGTTTTTATTATAAATAGATTCCTGAATAGAACGCCACATTGGTTCATTATCTTTCTGCATACGAGATTCAGCAATCTTCTGGGCATCTTTAACGATGTTATTCAATACTGAATATACTTCACTTTGAGCAGCGTTGATCTCTTCAGAAGGACGACCTTGTACACGCATTGCACGAATACGATCTAGTTGATCGTTGTACTTTTTATTCTTGCTGAGTTTATCAAACTCCTTCCAGATCTGTTGTTCACCGATATACTTATAAAGCGTTTCACGTTCCTGTGTGGTGTACTCGTGATTACCTGAACTATCTTTACGGATCATTTGAATACCATCCCAGCCACTATCAATCAACCATTGACGCCAAGGTTCTGTACCTTCGCTAATCTTAACTGGATTAACAGCATTGAGAGTGCGTAGTACAGGATTGTCAATGTCATTAAGTGGCTTACCAGTGTAGATATCAATTTGTTCGGGAAGTTGACTAGAGAAGCCAGGTACTTTATTCTTGACGTATCCAATAAAGTCGTTATAGATATCTTTCTGTGAGCTAGTGATAGCATTGGAGACAACACTAAGAGCACCAGATTGAGGGATATACGCACGAGCTTCATTAGCAAGGTAACGGTTAATAGCAGTCTCATCGCCATTAGCCATAGCTACAAGTGGTTCAAGACCAGCCACCCATGTCTTATTGACAAACGTAGCAGATAATGTCCACATCAGTTTATCCCTAAAGTTCTCAGTAAGAGAAGACCCGATATCACGAGAGTAGTAAGCAAGATCACCAACAAGAGTCAAGATGGTATCAAGTGGTTCATAACCAGCATAGCTAACCCATTTACCGGCAATGTTAATAGTTTTAGGTTGCCAGTTAAAGTTATCACGAAGCTTTTTACGTTCACCTGCATTAACAGGACCATTACCACGGATGTTGCCACCCAAAGCATAACCCATCATAGATGTAGTGAGTAGAGCACTAAAGGCGATACGGCCACGGTATTCAGCCTCAAGACCCTTAAAGATAGCCATACCGTTAGGTACTGCATCATAAGCAATGTTATGATCCATAAGGGCATCTTTGATCTTATCGATATCATCACCTGCCATAAGCACCTTACTGTACTTATTCATACCAGGTAGTGTTGCAATAGGTGTATAGGACATAGCCACTTTAACACCATTAACACCTGTCTTAGGGAAGGCGAAGAAACCTTTAAGTAGAGGCAGTTTGTTTACACCACGAGTAAGTGTGGCGGAAACATCATCGTTAAGGTTAAGTGCAATCTCACCTGTAGCATTCTTAGCAGCAGCGTCAGTAAGATTACCAACAGCATCAAATGACTCACTGTAGGCAATCTTTTCAGCCTTAGCTAATTGTTGTGCTAGTTCTGCTCCTTTGTAACCAATACTGAAAACTTCATCCCATGCCTTAGAACGAGCCATTTGAGAAGCTACAGTAGTTTGCACAAAAGCATCAGCAGCAATCATCGCATTAGTGCCATACTTAAACCACCGCCAGTTACCAAGATCATACAGGAACCTAGCAGAACGATACTGAAACAACTGACCCCAGTTACCATCCTTTTCCCACACTGCTTCCATATCAGCAAGTGCATCCCAAAGATTAGGCTGATAGTCGGTAACAAGGTCTTCACGTGCTAATTCACGGAAGTCCATGTTGGCATCATTACCCCACTTACCATTATTCCAGGTACGCTTAAAGGTATCCCAAGCATCACCCATAGCACGCTTATTAACAGTCCACCAAGAACCATAGACATAAGTAGCTTTACGGAGATCCTCTGGGGTGTTCTTACCCATCAACATGCCAAGACCAGTGCCTAGGAAGGCATTACTAGTACGAAGGGTTAGAGACACTGTGTTACCAGTAATTGCTTTAAGTGCTGAGATACCAGACAACATGTTGTTGTAACGTACTGACCAAGCACCTTGTGCAAAAGCATTAAGGTTACCATCAGGGCTATAGATAAGACCAGAAGGACTTACTTGCTTAGCAGCCCACTTCATCAATTTATCAAGTGTATCAACATCACCTTTAGATAGTGCAAAAGCATCAATCAAAGGTTGAGCAGCTTCAGGACGTTCAGTAGCAATCCTACGAATCATATCCCGATAACCTTGTGCTTGAGCATTCTTCTCTTGCACTTTAAGGTTAAACTGTTCAGTGATCTGTTTAATAGCAGACTCCTTATCGGGTGATTCCTTAAGGAACTTCTGCCAACGATCTTGGTTTTTAAGTGACCAACCTGCGATATACTTATTAAGGGCATACTCTTCCATAAGGAAGGCAAGGCGATCACCAATCATCTCAGTAGTACGGCTAAGGTCAGCAGTCTCAGGGAATGCCTTATAGCCTTCAGCAATATCGGCAATCTCTCGTCCTACTGTATCCATAGCACGAGCTGATGTTTCAGTGACAACTTTACCAAGATACTTATCAGTCAAGTCACGCATAGCATAGCCAATGGCTTCTGCTTGAATATCATTAACATACTTGATAGCTCTACCATCAAGTAAGTGCTTTACATCACGAGCATCTAGGAAAAGATTCTTAAGATCAGATACTTTATCAGTACCAATGATATCATTATAGATTTTCCAAGCCTGATCACTCATCTGAGCCTTGGTATACCTAAAGCCTTCAACGACTGCATCAAAGTTACCAGTAGCACGAGTACCTTCAGCAAGGTCTTCAATGATACCACGTGACACAGTATTACCTTTACTGAGATCGTGATAAGCACGTTCAGATAGGATTGGAGCAGGGGTACCAGTAGTATTACCTAGCTTGATAGCAGTAGTATCTGCCATATTACGGGCAATGTTACCAGGAGGAATACTAAGAGCAGCAGTAGAACCCTCAGGGAACATAGTAGGAGTGATCGTAGGATCAACACCACCAGCCCCTTGAGGATCGTCTAGAAGGCGTCCCTTACCCACTTGATCAATCTGTGTATCCCTACTGATCTGTTGACGCTCTACAAACGATTCTAGAGGGCTCTCAGTGAGATCTGTAGCTCCAGTGTTAGTGTACTGTTGGGTAAGCTTACCTCCCTCAGAGTCTAGTGCTTTAATCTGACTCTGTAGTTCACCAATGATATCAAGTTGTTGCCTAAGGGTTTCTTGATCAAGAGCTGGTGTAGCAGCTACTTGGTCTAGTTGCTGCTGTAGCTCCATGCGTTGAGTGTCAATCTCAGACAATCGAGTAGCAGTAGGAGCATCAGCATTAACAAGTACCTCGGAGGCCATAAACTCCTTAGCTGCTGTATCATTAGGTTTGAACCAATCCATTACTCCACGACCTGCAGCAGCAGAGTAACCAATGATATCACCAACAATACTAATACCAGCTGATTCATAAATATTCTTCTGACGACGTACCTCAGGAGGATCACTGTCCTTTACTACAAGTGCATCAGGAACAGGCAACCACGGTGCAGCTTCTTTCACAATCGTCGCTACTGTTTCACCTTCAGATTGGTCACTAATAGCGTTAACAGCAATATCACCGGCAACGTTAATGCCAAGTGCAGACAAACCACGAGCAATAGGACCACCAGCCATACCAGCAGTAGCGACTCGTGATGCAGCACCAACACCAATACTAGGGACCAGGACAGAGGATACTTCCCTTACCTTTTGAAAGGCAGGATTCTTGAATTTTGTCTTAGCATCCCAAGCATCATCAATCCATTCAGCACCAGGAATACGACCAATAAGATCAGCACCAAAGTCAATAATACCCATACCAGCAGCACCAAGTCCCTCAAGGGTACGCTGGGCATAAGTACCAATATCTTCACCTAGGGTAGCGTTAGGGTCACCACTACCATAGATAAAACCACTACCACGATTGAGTGGTTGTTGTGGCTGGGGTTTCTCACCACCACCAGTAAGTTGCTGGATAGCTTGCTGTTGAGGAGACTTAACAGGTTGAACATTACCAGCTGCTTTATTCTCAGCCGGTGTAGCCTCCTTAAACATTGTCTCAGGAGCATTAGTCTTAGGGTTATAGGTAGGAGCCTCAGACTGTAGAGCTTTATACTGAGCCTCCTCCTCAGCCATAATGCGCTTCAGTTCTTCTTCATCTACATAAGGGGTTTGTGTCATACTGATTTACCATGCAAGAAACTGAAACGCCGTCCATCCGGCAGTTGAATAATTACCATTGATCCCCATCGGGTTTGTTGTTTTGAGACAACACGTGCTCCATTACGTACAAATACTTGAGTGTTATAGGCAGTTGGGTAGTCAATACCATGTGATCCACGAGCTACATGTTGATCAAAATCATCACCACGACCAGGCAGACGTTTACGTAGTTCACCAACAGGAATAGTACCAAACTCAGGATCTTTTACAATAACATAGTTATCCAAATCGTGTACATTAAATCTAGTTGCAAACTCACTCTTTGGTGTATTAGGATTATCTTGTTGTTTTACATCAAGATGTGGTTGTCCAGGGGAACCAAGGTCACTTGTGATATAAGCAAGTGTAGGACGCATGAATGCTTGATTACGTGAAGGCGTAGGTGCAGGGTTGTACGGTTGATCTACATTAACACCCATACTTTGCATAACCCTAACAGTCTTAGCTACATAATTTGGATCAGTAGCATAACCAGCAGCGTGAATAGCTGTAACAGCTTCCCGTGGTGTCCTGGCTTTAGCGATACCCGGGGCATACCGTGGATCGGTCATTAGGTATACAAAATCTTTAGCAGATTCTAAAACTGAAGGATAGTCCTTAAAGCGACCTGTTGTGCGATCTGTTATATTAAAAACGTTGTTTTTGCCGCTATGACTTGCACCACGTCCACTCTCTAGTGCCCACATAGCAGCCATCACCTGAGGGAATTTAAACCCAGATGCAGTGCCAAGGGAAACAACATCAGCGTAGCCATTGTTGCCAGTACGAATAGTAGCAGGTGCGCTACCACTACCAATAATAGTAGTGTTAAGACGATCTTGAGTAGTAGGTTGTGCAAGGATACGTTGCAGTACAGGATCATTCATAATGTTCCTATTTAGTGTATCCCTAAACCCAGGCTGTACTCGTTGCTTAAGGCCTGCTGCTTTAAGTTGAGCATTAAGAAGATCAGTAGCACTAGTACCTGGTTGTGCTCGCTGTAGAATGTTGAGTACTTCAGGCATTGAGAATGGTTTACCGTTAGCAATCCTGTTATCAATATCTCTCAACAAAGCAGGACTGACAATAACCTCTTCATTGATGATATTACGGTTAGCATTAAAGCGGTTTACAACATCCTTTGTGTTAATGATATTAATAGAGGATGGTGCATTAGAGTGCTTACCAGGTGTAAACGCTCCATAGAATGCCTGTGATGTTTTACCTTGAGCAGAAGTAATCACAGCAAACCTACCAGTCTTCTTAGTGATTGCAGTTAACACATCATTACGTGCCTGCTGAGCTGCAGCACTAGGCTCCATTGTCTCAGAGTATTGCTTAAACTTCTGTGTATACAAGTTATACGCATAAGCAGCTGCACTACGAAGACTAAAGTGAGCAGCACGATCAGTACTATCACCAATCAAGTTACGCTTAAGTTCATCAGTAAACTCAGCCTTAACCAACGCTGGATCAATACCAGCACTAGTCCTACGACGATCTAAATCTTGTGCCGATTGCAGGAACTGCTGCCTTACAGTACCAGGAACACCAGCTTGGTATACATCTTCTGCTGTAAGTGTTCCATTCTTTTCTGCTTCACGGAATTGCCTAGTCCAGAAGTCAGCATTTTGTTGTTCAGTAGTAAAAGCTAATTGAGCTTGAAGTCGATCAGTTGGAATACCTTCAACCTTAGCTTGTTTGATGAGGGTAGTAAGTTCCTCTTCATTAAGGTTGTTGGTACGTGCATAATCAAGCAACTGCTCTTCTTTTGCTTTATTCTCTCTAGCTTGTGTTGCTTCAACTTGAGCAGCTTCCTGATTAGCTTCAGAACGACGTTGTTCTTGAAGTTCATCGTACTCAGCAGGAAAGCGATCCTTCATGCTACCCTGATCAGTCTGAGCAGTAGATAGGATATTTTCTACATCCTGATCACTAAAGAGCGAAGTATCTCTAAGTACACGATACAGCTCATCCCTTGCACCTTTAAGCCCAAGAGGTGTAGTAGCATCTTCTCCATAAGTAAGGGAGAGTGCATTAAGAGCAGCCATATACTGCTCACCTGTTTTAGTAGCAGTAAGGTTACGAATCTCTTGGCTACGAATATCGTCTGACTTATTACGGATATCAGACTTTCTAGCAGCTTCTACATGCCCACTATAGGCAAGGTTAGCACGCTGTAGGGGCTCCATAAGGAGCATTGGATTGATACCCTCCAAGCCGTTCATCTTAACGAACTCATTGAGCAGTTGAGGGGCTGCAGCAGCACGTTGCTCAGCAGTTGTCAATCCTCGTTCATTAAGTTGATTAAGAGACCAAGATCCATATTGAGACAGAACTTGAATACCATGTTGTTGAATAATACCAGCCTTACGTGCTGGATTACTAGACATCAGTGAAGAGATAAGGTAAGGCGAGGCCCCTGTCTTTTGAAGCTCAGCTGTAATAACATCATTAGCCTTACCAGCAGCCTTACCCAAAGCAATTAGGTTTTGAGCATCTTGAATCTGTTTAGACGAGATCTCACCAATAGCTACTTTATAGCGACCTTCAGCTTGTTGATTCTCATCTTGTTTCTTCTTATACTCAGTGACTACTTCAGTGAGAGTTGAGCTAAACTTAGACAAGCTCTCAAACGTAGTCATTATGTTCTTACTACGTTGCAGTTCGTTTTGAACTAACGTCTGTGCGTTCTTCTCAACAAACTTCTGCCTATTCTCATCAAGTGATTTTTCATAGAGATAATTTCTATCCCTGTCTTGAGATTCAATGTTAAGCTTCCTCTCAAGACCACGGGCATAGTCATCTCTTACTTCCTTTACAGCCCTACGATTTTCTTCCATGTTACGTATAACACGGTTGTCACGCTCTTGCATACGAGCGAGGCCTTCTGTCGGGGCTTTAATAGGATCGAAACCTATACTACGGGCGTACCCTCTGTAACTTACTTGATCCATTTAAGTTTTAGTTAATTTACTATTTTGTTGGAATAGCACCAGCAATACTACCAAGTCCACTACTAACTGCACCCAGGATACCAGCTGCCATAGATGCCTTAGCACCTTTAATAGGACTTGGTCCGAAGTCAGCTTTAGTAAGCTTACGTGGTTTAAGATACTGAGCCCTTGGAGTGGTAAGAGGCTTAGGCGGTTCAATAGCACGCTCAGGTGCAAGCATACGGTTAGCTTCTGCTGCAAGGTCTGCACCAAACTTATCGTTAGCAATCTTCCTTAGTGCTCCTTGAGCATCAGCTTGAGCACTAATTAGCGATTGAGCTAAGATAGCTTGGTTCCTACCAAATGAAGCAAACTCAGCTTGTTCAGCCTTCTCTGCACTACGACCTTGCTGACCTTTAACAGCCGAAACACCTTCAGCTTGTAGTGCTTTAATAATAATGTCCTGATTCTGATAGGCCAACTCATTAGTAGCCTCTTCCAACTTACGGTACTCAGCCTCAACAGCAGCTGACTGAGCCATCTGGTTGAAGGTGAGTTGTTGACCATAGATCTGCTCAGACTTAGCGTATTGCTTTAATTGTTGAGCATACTCAGCCTGTTGAATACTAAGTTGATACTTCCAATCCTGTAGATTAGTAGCATCTTTGAACGCACCTAGAGTTTCTTCGTTTTGTACGTTATAACGCCACTGATCTACGTTATGCCTACGATCAGCTCTAAGACGCTCTTTGCTATATTTCCAAGCTTGTAGATCGTATTCATATTGTTTTTCAACAGCTGCATTCTGGGATGATGATCCCGCAATGGAACCAGCGATACCAACGATAGCACTAGCACCTGCAAACCATGCTGGCATAATTAACCCCTCCTATAGAAACCTGGTGAGTATTGTCCCTCCCACTGCATAGACACAAGACTAACAGGAAACGGAGTATTTGATGTTACTTTCATTGTATAGTTATCTGGTCTTTGATAGATAGGAACTTTATACACATAAGAATCACGGAATGGTGAAGTGTTTGCTGTATAAAAATCAGCAATTTGAGCACCACCAATACTAGACCATGTAGGCCTGCTGCGATCTCTAATGCTAAAATAAATATCACCACCAAGTCCTGTATAGAATGCCATACGAGATGTAGTAGTAATAGCAGTAAAGTCAACACCTTGTTGACCCATAGAGTAGTAGTACCTAGGAAGGGTTAGTTCCATATTGTATTCATAGCCAACATAGATGTAGTTACCTGTAACATCACCAGGGATGTTGAAATAGGTACCACCACCATCTGATGTAAGTGTAGCTACATTGGTATAACCAGATTGGGTACCAGGACTACCAGCTTTCAGTAGACCTACTACAAACCTAATCACCTTGGTGGTGTTGAAGTAGGTAGGTAAGTAGACTTTAGTAACCGATGTAGTATTACTATAAGAAGGGGCTGTAGGTGGTACTGGTGATACCATACTATTATCTGTAACCTCACACCAAGAATCAAGATGTGGATCAACAGTGTTCCCTAGGCTATTAAGTAGCCCACCTGTACTAGGAGCCAGTACTAGTTTATGTTGAACAACAGTATAACCTTCTGTACCACTAGTAAGAATATAAAGAATATCGTTCTGAATAGCTGTATGGATAACATTAGACGGTAGAAGCCACTTTACCCAAGCAGCCATCACACGTTCGTCTCCTTGCTCGTAGAACCTGTAGAGGTACAAATCCTTAGAGGATCTACTAGAGGCTACCCACAAGCCGTTCTGGGCACTTCCTACGGAGTCTGTGATGCTTTGTGGCATCCACTCAGGGACAATCTTAGTTGTCTCCGTAACAGTAGGTGTCTCCCGTTGACCACGAGTGAAGATCTCAAACACCCTAGACCAGCTTTGGTTACGACTAGCGTATAGTACAGTAGAGCCCAGGTCAACTGGTTTAAGGTAACGATCACATTCGTAGTTAGCAATCGTACTGATAGTACAATTAGAAGGTGTCCATGCACCATTCTCTGCTTCCATCAGGAACTGCTGACTATCACTAAACAAGAGAAGACCTTGTGTAATAGGCACAACTGAACGTACAGTAGCAGGTTTAATACTGGCACAACTAAGATCAATAGGATCAGCTGCAGTTAGGGTAGTAGCCGACTTGTGGTAGAAGTTATAGTAGTCACCAGCTTGAGACATGGAGACATTATCTTCAGTCAAGAATCCAAGCCTATTATTAAATAGGAAGATATCTTGAATGGTATGGTCTACAAAACTTGGGTGACTGTTGGAGTCATTATCTCCAACCAACCTAGGCTCCCACAGTAGAGGAAGCCCGTTAATGGTCTCTGAGCCGTCCAGGAAGGTGGCTCTAAAGGTCAATGGACTAGTACTAGTGCGGATCAATGCAACAGGCATTGTAGCCTCATTTAGGCCAGTGCTAACATCAGGAGCAATAGTCTCTTCCCAGTAACCCTTGCCACTAGTACCATCATCAGCAATGAACTTCAAATAAAAGTCATCTTGGTTAGCAGCAGTATTGTTAATTTTGACTACTTGATTGTGTTTACCTTGTTCAGGAAGTCTAGCAAAGGTATCTACTGAGTCTTGAAACACACGTAGGTCTTTACCAGTTACACCTGCATAACCAGATACATTAGTAGACGCATTAAAGGTGAGGTAGATGGTATTATCAATAATCGTCTTAGTAGCGTAGCCACTAGTGATAGCATTAGATATACCAGTCATCACCGTACCAATGGCTAAGTGACCGGAGTTAGCTGGTGGTGTAGTGTAAGTAAATGTGGTGCCATTAATAACAACTGAATATGGTGTATCATGTTCTACACCAGCTACTACAATAGTGGCTTGTCGTTTAGAGTTCCAACTAGGGGCAGCTTTAGCTGTTACTGTTTTCTCACTATTGACAATATACGTGAAGTCATTAATAGTAAGTGTCTTAATACTGCGGTAATCAGTAGCTGTTAGATAGCTTTCAATAGATGCTTGCTTACCAGCAGGGTACGTTACAGAACCAGCTAATCCAGTCAACAGGTTCCATACCTTAATGACACCAACAGAAGACACAGTGGCAATGTACTTCTCTTGGTTATCCCTGAACATACTGAACCAAGCTGCTGTATCGGCGGTACTTGCTGTTATACTAGCTAGCTTACCAAGGAACTTACCACCAGGGCGCTTAAGCATACCAAGGGTAATATCAGGGTAGCAGTTAAGAGCATCTTTAACTTGACCTAACAACATCTTCTCATCGGCTTGCTGCGAAACACCACCGATGAAGTTAGGGATACGTTGAGATACTGAAGTCATCGTGCAAGAGCCTTAAATGGTTTATAGCTATTATAGAAACCATCACCTTGTTTGAATCCAAACATAGTGTAGTCACCTTCATTACATTCATACTCAAGGCAATTAGACCTACGCCATGTTTCAAAAGAAGCAAGGGCTTGAGTAAGGTTCACATCACCAATAAGTCTAATAGCACAACGAGTAGCAGCCCTAGCTGTGATGTAATCTCTGAAGACTTGTGGTAGATCAATAAAGTCATAATACCACACCACATCTACATCGTAGGTTTGGCTGGTATCCCATACATCAGTATGACCAATCTTATCGTAAAGTTTACCATTCCTAATGACAGTATCATAGCTACTATTAGCTACATTATCACTAAGATCAATCTGTAGCATACTACCAGTCATTGATAGATGTCCATTAACATCAGGAGTAAGTGGATACTCAACCTCTCGATTAAATGTCCACCCCTCTGCCTGTACCTCCCGAGAGACTTGCATTAAGGTCTCATAAGCAATTGCAACTTCCGGGTTGATTACAGCTTCGACAGTAGAGCCATCTTCATAAGTGATGGTCTGTGCCTCGATGGTGGTAACAGGTGCCTGGCCAATGGACGCCAGGATTTCATTAACAGCTTGTAGCTCGGCCTGAGCGTTATTGGTATACGGCATAACAATGACGTTATATAGGAATTAAAAAAAAGGGATCCCGAAGGACCCCCATAGAGAACTAATTAAGCAGCAGTACGGCTGGCATCAAGTGCCGGAACATCCGACTCAACACCAGAGTAAGCAGTACGAAGACACTGAGTCTCCGAGAACACGCCAGAGGCGGTTGCCGTACCATGAGTACGGGATACCGAGCGACGAACAGCATGGTTGTCAGAGACAGCCAGGTTGCCGTTATCAGCATAGGTAGAAGCATATGCGCCAGTTACGGTGCGGGTAGCGAAGTTAACGTTACCAGCAACACCGTTGGTACCAGCAGCAACAGAAAGATTAGCCATTAGATAGTACCTCAGTTGGTATAAGAAACAGTGTCAACACGGAAGGTTGCACTAGTGGTGCCAGCAACGGACAGCACATCACCAACCCGATAACCATCACCACCGGCAGCAACAGTCTGACCAGTTACCACACCATCAGTGACAGTAGTGGTAAGAGTGCAGCCAGAGCCATTGATGTTATCAACAGTGGTAGCTTTAGTACCAGCGGTTTGACCAGTGCCACCACCAAGACGGGTTACGGTAACAACCGTACCGCCTTCACGACCAGGCTCAATAGGAGGACGCATGTAAGCAGTTTCACTTGTAGTGACGCCTACACCGTCAACAGGTGCGAATCCCATTAGACTTCTCCTTTATCAGGAGCGAGCCGACTGCAGCTCAATAGCAGCAGCGGGGT